CGCTATGCTCAGAACAGTTAAACTTTACGGAGAACTTGCAGAGTTTGTCGGATATAAAGAATTAGATGCAGTCATAAATAGCACTGCTGATGCTATAAGATTTTTAGTTAGTAATTTTCCAAAACTAGAAGCACACATGGCTAATCGTTATTATCAAGTTTTAGTTGATGATTACGAAATAACGCAAGATGAAATTCATCATCCTATAGGACAATCTGATATTAGTATTGTTCCAGTTATAACAGGTTCTGGTGGTAATACTGGTAAGTTTTTATTAGGAGCAGCTTTAATTGGTGTTGGAATTGTTTCTGGTGGTACTGGTTTTGCATTAAATTCTACTCAAGGCTTTGGATTTTTTGGAGGTGGACTTGCAGCTAAAGCAGCCAATATAGGAGTTGGACTTGTATTAATGGGTGTAAGCAATATGTTATTTCCACAACCAAAGCCAAAAGATTTCAATGATGAACAAGATCCCAGAATATCATTTAGTTTTTCTGGGGTGCAAAATACCAGCCGTGCAGGAACAAGCCATCCTATTGTTTATGGAGAAATAATTACTGGTTCAGTTGTTATATCAGCAGGTATTGACACTCATCAAGTATCGGCATGACAAAAAAAATTATTAAAGGATCAGGAGGTGCGCCCCCTACACCTCCGCCCCCATTTAAAGCACCAGATACATTAAATAGTAGACAGTTTGCATCAATACAGGATCTTATCTCTGAAGGAGAGATAGAAGGTTTTGCAACACCTTCAAAAGCTAATATTAGTAAGAGTGATGCATCCTATAACAAAGCAGCCCTTAAAGATGTATTTTTAGACGATACTCCTATCTTAAATTCAAGTGCTAGTAATACAAATCCCCAGACAGCAGACTTTAATTTTCAAAATGTAGGTTTTACACCTCGTTTCGGCACATCGAATCAAAGTCATATACCAGGCATTGAGGGAAGTCAATCTACTTCTTCTGTAGGTATTACAGTTACAAACTCTACTCCTGTTACTCGTCAGATAACGAATACTGCTGTAGATGCTGCTAAAGTTACAATTACATTTCCACAACTTCAAAAAGCAACAGATCAAGGTGATCTGTTAGGCTCTTCTGTAAATTTAAAAATACAAGTTCAATATAATAGTGGTGGCTTCTCAGATGTAATAAATGACACTATTACAGGTAGGACTTCAGATGCATATCAGAAAGAATATCGTGTCTCATTTACAGGCTCTTTTCCTGTTGATATAAGAGTTGTAAGAGTTACAGCAGATAGTAGTTCGACTCAACTTATTGATGCTTTTACATGGACAAGTATTACTGAAATAGTAGATGATAAACAAACTTACCCTAATAGTGCTTATACAAACTTAAGAATAGATTCTCAACAGTTTAGTTCTATACCAAAAAGATCTTTTCGTATTCGTGGTGTAAAGGTAAGAATCCCAGGTACAGGTGCTTCCAGTTCTGGTACACCCACTGTTGATTTACAGACAGGAAGAATTATCTATCCAAGTGGTTATATTTTTAATGGAACAATGGGTGCTGCAGTATGGTGTTCATGTCCATCAATGATCTTGCTTGATTTGCTAACAACTGAAAGATATGGATTTGGAACACATATTACAGATAGTAATTTAGATCTATTTAGTTTCGTAGCAGCTAGTAGATATGCAAATGAGTTAGTAGATGATGGATTTGGAGGACAGGAAGCTAGATTTAGTTGCAATGTAAATATACAGGGATCTAAAGAGGCTTTTGATTTAATAAATGAATTAGCAGGAGTAATGAGATGTTTTCCTATTTGGTCAGAAGGTTCTGTCACTATTTCACAGGATAGACCTACTGACCCAAGTTATTTGTTTAGTTTGGCGAATGTAGGTGAGGGTGGATTTAGTTACTCAGGAAGTAGTTTAAAACAAAGGCATACAGTCATAAGTGTTAGTTATTTTAATATGGATAGTAGAGAGATAGATTATGAGGTTGTAGAAGATACGTCTGCTCAAAATAAGCTAGGAATAATTAAGAAAGATGTAAAAGCATTTGCCTGCACTTCTCGTGGGCAAGCTGCAAGACTTGGGAAAGCAATACTTTTCAGTGAGCAACAGGAAACAGAGGTAGTAAGCTTTACTACATCATTAGATGCGGGAGCAATTGTAAGACCAGGATCTGTTATTTCTATAAATGATCCTGTAAGAGGAGGAGAGCGTAGAAGTGGTCGTATAAAATCTGCTACAACAACTGCTATAACAGTGGATAATGTTAAAGATCTAAATACATTTACAGGAACTAATAAAAAATGCAGTGTGATATTACCTGACGGATCGCTTGAAACAAAAAACATATCTAGTATTTCTACTAATGTTATTAATTTAAGTTCGGCTTTATCACAAGCACCAAATTTTAATAGTATTTGGCTTATTCAAAGTTCTACTTTAGAAGCACAGACTTTCAGAGTTATAACTGTTGAGGAAAAAGATGATGTAAATTTTGAAATAACAGCCCTTACTTATATTGATGGCAAATATGCAAACATTGAACAAGGTGTAAGTCTACCTTCTAGGAATATATCGTTATTAAATGAGCCAAAAAATCCACCTTCTAATTTACAGGCATCAGAGAGAATAGTCATTATAAATGCTTTAGCAGTTACAAAATTAATAGTATCTTGGGTTTCTGTTACTGGTGTAAGTCAATATCTTGTTCAATACCGATTTAATAATACTAATTGGGTAAGCGAAATTGTATTTAGACCAGACTTTGAATTATTAAATACTGAAGCTGGAAAATATGAGTTTAGAGTTTTTTCTTATAATGCAGCATTGAAATTATCAGCAACATCAAGTGATTTAACTTTTAATGCTGTAGGTAAGACAGCAAGACCAAATGATGTGCAGAATTTATCTATTGAACCAATAACAAATAAATTAGTAAGATTAAGATGGCAAAAATCTATTGATCCAGATGTACTTCATGGTGGAAGAATTTATGTAAGGCATAGTAACTTAACTGATGGTACAGGTACTTTTCAAAATTCTGTAGATCTTGTTACCGCATTAGCTGGTAATACTACAGATGTCATTGTTCCATCTTTAGAAGGAGAATATATACTTAAATTTCAAGACGATCAGGGAAATTTTAGTAGTGGTGAGGCAAGCATTATTATGGATTTACCTGACCTTATAGATACTCAAGTTATTTTACAAGATAGGGAAGATTTAGATAATCCATCATTTCAAGGAACAAAAACTAATACAGTATTTAATAACACTACAAGTGCTTTACAACTTACAAATCCAGCTACTAATACATCAGGAGAATATGCATTTAAAGATATTTTAGATTTAGGTGCTGTCTTTTCTCTTGATTTAAAAAGAGTCATTCGATCTGTTGGATTTGTTGTAGGGCAAGATATAGAAACTTTAATACCTGGCTTACCAGGTATTCTTTGGGATGATTATGCTGCCACAGATAATAATTTTGATGGTGCAGCCGCAGATGAGGCAAACTGTCAGATACAAGTAGCAACATCACAGTCAGCATCAGGTAGCTTTGGTGCATTTAATAATTTTGCAAATGGTACATTTAAAGGTCATAGATTTAAATTTAAGTTAATACTTGAAACAACAAATACTGCACAAAACATGAATGTCCAACAAGCAGGATATACAGCAGAGTTTCAATCAAGAACTGAGCAAAACTATCAGACAGGAGGTGGAACATCTGCTACACCACAACAATCAGGGACTTCAGCTAAGACAGTTACTTTTGGAACACCATTTTTTGTAGGTACTCCTTCATTAGGAGGTGCAAATGCTTTTCTTCCCTCTGTTGGAATAACTATTCAAAATGCTCAATCAGGAGATTTCTTTACTATCACAAACTTATCAGGTACAGGATTTACTGTCAGTATTAAAAATGGTTCTAGTTTTGTAGATAGATCTTTTACTTTTTCGGCTGTAGGATATGGTAAAGGTGTTTAGTTTTTAATTTATGGCACAAGTTAGTGATTTTAATGTAGCCAATGCCAGCGGAGCTTCTGTCCGTAGCGATCTTAATGCAATATTTAGTGCAATAAAAACATTAAATAGTGGTGGTTCTGATCCATCAAATCCAGAGGCATTTATGCCTTATGTTGATACAGCAGATAATAATAATTTAAAAATAAGAAATTCTGCAAATAATGGTTTTACTACTATAGGCTCAGTAAATACTGCAAATTTAGGGTTATTGCCAAGAGCAGGCGGTGTAATGACAGGAGTTTTAGGTTTGCCAAATCAAACGGCTGCTAACCCATCTGTCCATTTTGGAGATACAACTACAGGATTTTTTAGAAAAGGTTCTAATCAAATAGGTGTATCTGCTTCTGGTACAGAACAATTATTTTTTGACCAAAATGGGATATTTTTAGGGTTACAAAATGAAGTTAGATTTGGAGATGCAAATAGTTCTCATTATGCATCAATTAAAGCTCCAAGTACAATAAATTCAAACTATACACTTACTCTCCCAGCAAATGATGGGAACTCAAACCAATTTTTAAAGACAAATGGTAGCGGTGTTTTATCATTTGCAACAATAACGACTTTTTCTGGGGCTGCATCAGCATTAACTGGAAATACATTAGCAAGTGGGGTAACAAACTCAAGCCTTACATCTGTTGGAACTCTTGGATCTTTAACTGTCTCAGGAAATATTAGTGCAAATGGTAATATCAATGGAGATGGAAACACAAATATATCTAGCATTAGCACTCTTACGACCACAAATGCAAATACAACTACAACAAAAGCCACACAATTCCGAAGCAATAATAGTAGTACCCCAGTATTTCAAAATTCAAGTGGTTCTGAATCTGCAGCGGGTAGATTAGTTAGAATGAGTGTAAATTTTGATAGCTTTAGAGGAGGAAGTGCAACTGATAATTTTACAAGTATTAGACGTAGCTTTAACGTAAGTTCTATTACAGATCATGGTGTAAGAGTAAGAATTTGTTCAGCTACGGACTCAGGAAAAGTTCTTGATAAAAATAGTGTTAATGTTGTATGTTTTGCTTAAAATAAAATAAAACAATTATGGCAGAAACTAGACGTATTCTTTACCCAAATGAGATAGGTGGTATCAATGTTTTAATTCCATCAGATGAAATGTCTTTTGAAGATGTTTGCAAAAAAGATGTACCAGCGGGAAAACCATATATTATTGTAGATGCTACTGAGCTTCCTGATGGAAATTTTAGAAGTGCATGGCAAGCTGATTTTTCATCACCTGATGGTACTGGTATTGGTAACGAGGCTTATTGGGCATCATTATGAATAGTAAACTTTCTTATAATATGAATATTGCAAAAGATATTCATAAAAATTTCATAAGGGAAGCTAGACAACCTTTATTGTCAAAATTAGATATTGATTATCAACGTGCTTTAGAAACTTCTGCTGATACAACTGAAATTATTGCTAAGAAACAAGCTCTAAGAGATGCTCCTAATGCTTCTGATATTGCAAGTGCAACAAACGTAGATGATTTGAAAAAACAATGGGATAGCAGTATTCTAGGAACATCACCATATACATAAAATGGCTATTCAACCAGGTACGTATAATATGACTGTTCAAAGGAGATCAGATCATAGTATTCAATTAATTTTTAAAGATGGAAGCAATAATGCAATAAACTTAACTGGCTTTACTGTTAATGCTCAAGTATGGGAAGAGACACGCACAACAAAATATGCTGATTTCGCAGTTACTTATACAAATAGATCAACAGGTACAATAGATATTTCATTGACTGATACTCAAACAGCTACATTTGCTCCAAGTAAATTAAAATATGATGTATTACTAACAGCCCCTAATGGGTTAAAGGAGTATTATTTAGAAGGAGACATTATTATGAGTGAAGGTTACACTGCATGACTTCAGTTAACATTACTACTACTAAGAATCAAGTAACTGTAAATGAAGGCGATTCAACTGTTGTAACAATTGCAACTCAAGGCACTCAGGGTGCTAATTTTGCAGAATCAGGAGCAACTCTTGATGATTCTGCAAAAATTGATAACTCTGTACTGTACTTCGATCAATCTGCTGGTAAATTTAAAGCAGATGCTACTCGCACCATTGAGAATCTTGTCGATGGCGGAAACTTTTAATTAAAACACTATGGCTAACACAATTAGAATTAAAAGATCAACAGGATCTTCAGCACCAGGTACATTAGCAAATGCAGAGTTAGCTTATGCTGAAGGTTCAGATATACTTTTCTACGGAACAGGATCAGGAGGAGCAGGAGGATCTGCAAGCCAAATACTACCTATAGGTGGTAAAGGCAAATTCATTGAAATAGATACTAGCAGAACTGCTAATCATATTCTTGCAGCCCCAAATGGTAGCAATGGAGGAGCTAGTTTTAGAGCCTTGGTAAGTGATGATATACCTTCGTTAGCGCACACTAAAATATCAGATTTTGATACTGGTGTCAGAACAAACAGATTAGATCAATTAACTGCACCAACAGCTAGTGTTAGCCTTAATTCACAAACAATTACTAACCTTGCTGATCCAGTAAATACACAAGATGCAGCAACTAAAGGATTTGTTGAGGCAACTTCGCAAGGACTTGATGTTAAAGATTCTGTAAAAGTAGCAACGACAGGAAACATAACAATTTCTACCGCACTTAATAGTGGAGATTCAATAGATGGAATCACATTAGCTGATAATGATCGTGTTTTAGTAAAAGATCAGTCAACGGCAAGTCAAAATGGTATTTATATTGTTGGTTCATCACCTAGTAGATCTTCAGATTTAGCTTCTGGTGCGGACGCAGCGGGGATGTTCACCTTCGTAGAACAAGGCACAGTCAATGCTGATAATGGGTTCGTCTGCACCAGTAATAAAGGATCAGCAGTTGTTGGAACAAATGATCTTACTTTTGCTCAGTTCTCAGGTGCGGGGCAAATAACACCAGGCGATGGTTTAGATAAATCAGGAAATACAATATCTGTTGATTTAAAATCTAACGGAGGACTTGTTATTGAATCAACAGAAATAGCTGTTGATTTAGGTGCAAGCTCTATTACTGGAACATTAGCTGTTAGTGATGGTGGAACAGGAAGCACCTCAGCTAGCGGTGCAAGGACAAATTTAGGTGTTGCCATAGGATCTGATGTTCAAGCGTTTGATCAGCAATTAGCTGATATAGCAGGTCTTACTCCAACAGATAGCAATTTTATTGTAGGTAATGGATCAAATTTTGTACTTGAGTCTGGTTCTACTGTAAGAGCAAGTTTAGGATTAACAATTGGCACAGACGTTGAACCACATAGCGATAAGCTTACAGAACTTGCAACAATGGATCAGACTACAGCTAGTGCATTAGCTGATCTTACTTCTACAGAGGTAGCAATTTTAGATGGAGCAACAGTTTCTACTGCTGAATTAAATATTTTAGACGGAGGAACGTCAGCTACTTCTACAACTTTGGCTACTACTGACAGATTAGTTACAAATGATAATGGAACAATGGTTCAAGTTGCATTATCAGATCTTGTGACTTTCTTGGAAAATGGCACTGTATCAGGCTTCAATATTGATGGAGGTACATACTAAAAAAACTACTAAGGAGACTTAAAAAATGGCTAATCAAATTTTATTAAAAAGAGCTTCTGGTAGTGATCCGACCGCAAGTGATTTAGCACTTGGAGAGATAGCAATCAGAACTGACAATGGAAAATTATTTACTAAGAAAGATAATGGAACTGTTGCAGAAATAAGTGGTGCAGGTGGTGGTAATAACTTTTTCATAAATACACTTAGCTCATCTTCTGGTTCTGGTGGTGGAAGTGCTTCTTTTAATGGAACTGCAACAAGGTTTGTTTTAAGTAACCCACCTAATTTAGCTGCACAACTTCTTGTTTCTATTGATGGTGTCATACAAAAACCTAATACAGGAACGAGTCCAAGTGAGGGATTTGCAGTAGATGGAAATGATATTATTTTTTCTTCTGCACCTTCTAGTGGAGCAGATTTTTTTATTGTTACTTACGCTTCTTTAGCGTTAGCAGAACCATCAGACAATACTGTTACTAGTGCAAAAATAGTAGATGGAGCGATTGTAAATGCAGATATAAATGCAAGTGCAGCGATAGCTGGAACAAAGATTTCTCCTGATTTTGGAAATCAGATTGTAAGGTCAGGAGAGGATTTCTTTATTGATGTTAGAGGCAAGTCATTTAGGACAAATGATTGGGATATTTTTAATACAACATCTGGTAACGGATTATCTATAAGTGGTGGTAATTCTACTTCAGTAAAAATTGCAATTTCTAAGGAAGGAAACGTAGATGTAGTTGGCAACTTAGACGTAGGTGCAGGTATTGACGTAACAGGAGCTATCACTGGAACTGGTGATCTGACCATTGACACCAATACTTTACACGTTGACTCTTCTAACAATCGGGTTGGTATAGGTACAACAAGTCC